GAGATATAGCACGTTCAACTGGAGTGCAAGGCATCTCTGGTCCAATAGATTTTATATATCAAATTGCCATTGACCCACTAACTTGGGTTACTGGCGGAGCAACTGCTGCTGTTAAGGCAGGATTGTTTGGTCTTAAGAATCAAACTGGTACTCAAATGCGTAAGACCATTGAGCAGTTTGGTGTTGCTGGAGTAAAAGATATCTTCCGTGATAACAAAGATGTAGTTAAGTTATGGGATGACCAACTAGGTCCTGCAATTAAAAAACTTAATGATGAAACAGATGAGATTGCTAAGATTGCAATACGTAATGATATTAAAAGACGTTTTCCTGGCTATAATAATGATGAAGCAATTGATTTCTTAGAAAGAAAAAATGTTATCAATGCTAGTCGTGCTCAAACAGTTTTTTCAAACGTTGAGAATCTCTCTATGTTTATGGCTGGCAGGGTTGATGGTGCTCAGTTCTTCCGCAATGGTATAGCAACTGCACGTAACCAACGCAGATTAACTACTGGTGCTCAAAAAGCACTAAGTAATTTCTTAAATCCTGCATCTGGTACAACTAAAGAGATTGCTCAGTCAGTTGAAGAAATATCAAAGGCACTTGTTAAAGCAGGTTCTACCCGTGAGGCTACATTAATAGGTCCAGAAATATCAGACTTTATAAAATTCTCTCGTAAAAGCATTAAACAAAAAGTTTCTTTTCTTGCAGCACGTACCCCACAAAATAAAGAAATTAAACTTAATGTTATTGACAATAATCAGTCTATTAAAACTGCAAATGTCTTTAGAGACACAGCACGTCAGGTATTACCAAAGGATTTATCAGAGGCTTTAACTGTTAAGTTTATTGCTGCAGATGCAAACGACCAAGTTGCCATGCTTCGTAGCCTTGATGTTGCAATTATGCAACGTTTGGGAATTGATGGAACAGATAGTGGTAAAAAATTTATAAAACAAACCATTGACCAGAAGTATGGTTCTTCAGTAGGAGTTGCAGTTACTGAAAAACTAGGTGTTCCTGTAGGTTTTGATAATGTTTTATCTAAGTCTGGTATTAAACAAAATGGTGATGTATTAGAATATGATTCACAAGGTATTATTCACCCATTTCAAGAGCGTGGTGCTATATCTACCCTTGATTACCAACAACTAGCACAGTATTCTTATGAAGCAAATAGGGGAAAGTTAGTTTCTGCTATGTTTGGTGGCGCTACTCAAAGCGCACAAGCAAGTGCATTAGTTAATTTCTGGTCTGTCTTTACACTTTTTCCACGTTTGGGTATAAGAAGCAGTATTGATGAAGGTTTTATTTATTATTTAACAGCACCTGCTAAAGATTTATTTGCATATATGGACCGTAAAGGTCACAGAATGGGCAGAATTGCTGCAGCATACTCTGGTTCTAAGAGTGGTGAGCAGTTAAGAGTTAAGATTGCAAGAAAATTAGGCAGAAAAACTCCTGCTGATATGTACGACAAAGATGCAAGACTAGCAATGATTAAAGATTATGCTACAAAAATTGGAAAAGAACCTGAAGATTTAACATCTTTTGAACGCAAATTTGCTCAGGCTGAATATATTACACAAGCATTAAATCGTGGAATAGATGAGGTAACTGGCTTACCTAAAAAAGGACCTTTATCTAGAGCAGAAAAACTTAAGGGTAAACTAGATGACCAAGAAGTTCAATTCTTAATACAAGGATTAACTTTAAATTCACAGTATCTAACAGCAGGTACTAGGTCTATTGCTGCAGGTGCAAGCCTTGTTGGACGGCAATCAGCCGAAGTAACTGAGCAGTTAGTTAACATGAGTGAACTTGATATAGCCGTAGGTCTTTTTCCAGGTTTAGTTCAAGGTAGAACTGGTCAAAGAATAGACACAGACACTTTGGCTTCACTTCAATCTCTTGCAGGTCGTGGTATTTCTATAGTTCACTTTGAAAACTTTGTGCAACGTTTCTATAATAATACCAAAGACATTATAGGTATTGGTGGAAAAACAAAATTTGACCCAGTTAATGCGTTTCTTCTTAGTAGAGGTTTAAGAACAGAACGTGACTTTGCTGGTGCTAAAATTGGTTTATTAGAACAAGTAGGTTTAAGAAAGAATACAAATTTATTAAGTCAGTTTGATGAAGATGTAATACCTTCATTAGATATAAAGATTACACACTCAGTTAAAGACCCAGAAGCATTAAAGAGTTTCTTAGGTATGACAGCCCATACCAGTGCTTTGCGTCTGCAAGGATTAGATGATATGGAAATTGCTGAGGTTTTAATTGACCGTATTCTATTAGATATGCGTCAGGCTTTTCATGGTAGCGCAACAGGATTTAACGAAGGATTATTTAATAAACTTAAATCTATTCATAATGAATTACTAAGAGAAGAATTAGATACTGGAAATACGATATATAGCAAGGCTCAAGAAGCAGCAAAAAGAATAACATTTGAAGAGTTTGAAGAGTTAACTAAAGGATTCCAACCTAAAGGTGAATTGTTTACTACTCTTGAAATTCCAGGTATTTCTGATATGGAAACTGCCTTTGCCAAATTAGGCAACGGTATGATGGAGTTAATGGACAACCAAGTAACAGGTATCCTACGCCAGCCAGTGGTAATGATTAAGTATCTAGATGTACGCAAAAATTATGCTGTTGTAGAGAAACAAATGGCTGCAAAACTTTATGCGGATAAATTAAGAGAGTATGAAGATGATGGTAAAATTATAGGCGAGAAGGTTAAAGCAGCAATACTAGAAGATACAAAACAGCATGCTCAGAAACTTGTAACAGAAATATCTGTTCAAGAAGCAGCAGATTCTGTATTAAAGTTTGTTGATAACCCTAATATCAGAACTAACTTTGCAGTATCAGTACGTAATACTGGCCGTTATTATCGTGCTACTGAAGACTTCTGGCGCAGAATGTATCGTCTAAAAGATGTAGCGCCTAGAGTTTTATTCCGTATGCGATTAGCGCATCTTGGTTTAGATGCTGCTGGTGGTGTATACAAAGATAACAATGGCGAACCGTATATCATGATGCCAACAGATAATGTTATATTTGGTGTTGTAGATAAAACAGTACGTGCATTAGGACCTGGTGAAGAGAGTTTCCAACAACCAAAGTTTAATGAATTTACATTTAAATTAACCTTGGCTAACCCTTCATTCAGCCCAGATGCTGGTATGCCTACGTTATCTGGACCTATTGGTGCCTTAAGCGTAATAACTATGAAGTCTTTGCTAGGTAAAGTACCAGCAACAAAAGAGTTATCAGAAGAATTAGACAACTACGCCCTTGGTGATATAGGCGATGGCGTAACAATAATGCGTGCTTTAGTTCCTTCATCACTGCAAAAACTATATTCAATAGTACCTAAGGATGAGAAGGATAGGCAAGAATCAACTGCTGCTATGCAGGCTATTGCTTACAATCAAGCCTTTAATACCGATGAAGATATGGCCAAGTACTTAGACCCTAATGCATCAGCACAGGATAAGTACAACTACTTAAAGCAAATTAGAATATCTGCTCACAACGTAGTTGTAATGCGTAACATTCTTGGTTTGTTCTCACCTATATCTCCATCAGTTCAAGAGAGTGTTAATCTTCCAGATTACCTTAAAGAGGTAGGCATAACAGGACTACGTCCAGAGTTTTATGACCTAGTAAATGCAGTAACTCAGAAGTATAAAGGTGATATTCAAGACCCATATGAGTTAGCAGTTGCTACATTTGTGGGTAAGAATCCAGGTAAGTTAATCTACACAGTTGCTCGTAATGAGAAACAAACTAACGTGGTTATTCAAAAGACTAAGGCTGTTAAGTCTTGGGCTATTCAGAATGAAAGCAATGTTAAAAAGTATGGTGAGGCAGCCTGGATATTTGCACCTCATGTAGGTGAATTTGATGCCCCTACCTATGCATATCTAGAAGCAGCAGGATTACTTAAAGATAAATCTTTAGATGCATACTACCAAGATGTTTTGGTGGCTAAAGATAAGCAAGCCTATTACGATATTGGCAAAGAAGAAAAAGAATTCTTAAAGTCAACACCTAGCATTACTGCCCGTACTGCAAAGATTGCTGAATCAACAAGACAACGTGCTTTACTTAAGATGTCTAACCCATTACTAGAAGCAGCACTTGTGGCTGGTGGTAATGAGGTAGCAACAGAACTAAACATGCTATCTAATCTTGAAGAGATAATTAAAGACTCATCTGTTCAAATGCCAGTTGGAACACGTCAGAGACTAGCAATGGTTACATCTAGAATCCGTCAGTTTGTATCTTTGTCTAACGATGCTTCACTTCGTGAGGCAGAAAACTTCTCTGATATTAAAAGAAGTTTTAAGAATGAAGTAGAAAGTCTAATTGCAAGTTTAAGTGCTGGAGATGCCATCCTAACTGAAGCAAGCAGAGCAATATTTAAATCAATTCTTGGTTACTACTCCCGCGATACCTATACCGCTAAAGCATATAAAGGATACTAATGGCTGAATCAAAGAAGCAACGTGAGTTAAGAGACAAGCAAAGAGGTCTCAAAGCATTAAATTCCCAAGATGCCGAGAAGATGCAAGCACAACGCAGGGCTATGGCTATTTGGAATGATGATGATAGACCAGATTCTGTTAAAAAATACAATGCAGCAAAGGCTGAATTAAGTAGATTAGATGCTCAAGTTCAAGCACGTATTGCTGAAATAAAATCAATTGATACTGAACTATCTACGATAGCAGATGCTAAAGCAAAAGAAAAAAGAAATAAAGATATTGCAGATAAACAAAAAGAATTAAAGAGTGCACAAGATAATCTTCAAAGAGATAAAGCCACAAAATTAGAAGCAGAAATTAAAAACTTACAAGATGCACAGATAACTGCAGATGGTGGTACTGCTGGCACTGAGCAATATGCTGGTGATAATGATTTCGTAAAAGATGTTAATGCTAAAGGTTTGAGTTTAACAAACCAGCCTGATGGTAATAGTTGGGTTAGCGGTACTGAAGGTGGCGACCAGGTTCCACAATATATTTACATAGGACCTGAAACTAGAACTCCATTATTTATGAAAGAAAAGGCTGGTCAACTTGCCAGTGATTACACTCCTTCTACATCTGATTTTGATGCAGTAAGAAGAAGAATTATACAAGATTCTATTAAGTCACCTCGTGGTCTTAAAGGTTTGTTTGATGACCTAAGAGGTGCTGGTCTTAGAATTACTAAAAAAGACTATGATAGACTTGATACTACTAGTGAAAGTTTTGGCCGTTCATTAGCATATGCTTTGCAAAAGCATACCAAGGCAATGGTAAATGATTTAGAACAAAATAAAAACATTAATCCAAAACCATTTTTTAATTATTTACAAGAAGACCTTAAGAGTGCTGGTCTTGGTGGACCAGAAGTAAGTTATAGTGAATATGCAACTAAAAAGGATGAAGCAGATTCTGACTTAAATAGATTCTTTGTAGAATATGTAGGTCGTGGTGCTTCAGAAGAAGAATTAAATAGATACTATAAAGAATTAAGAGCATTGGAAAAAAAGAATGCTAAAGTTACTACTACTAAAGATACAGATTCTGGTGGTACCTCACAGGTAACCACAGGTGAGTATCAGTTAGATGCTGAAGATATACTTCAACTACAACGTAGTATTGCTGGTAAAGCACTTGATGGTTCTGATATTGATGTAGTACTAAAAGGTGGTAGCAAGGCTGCTCAAGATGTTAATAGTGTATTAGCCTATGCTAAGAAGTATGGCATAACATTAAGTAATAAAGATGCTTTAAAATATGTATCAACATCATATCGAAACAATGATAAAGATACAAGTAAAATTAATGCAAAATTACTTGCTATATCTAAGGCTACCTATTCTAACCTATCAGATATTCTATCTGAAGATGTTGACCTAGATGATTTATCTGCTAACTATAAATATACAATGCGTCAGATTTTAGAGATACCAGAAAATCAAATTGATGTATTAAATCCAACTATTCAAATGGCACTTAAGAACAATGGAAACAAAGGAGCAATGAACTTGACTGAATTTGAACGTGCTCTTAAACAAGACCCACGTTGGGGTGATACTTCAAACGCTAGAGAGACTGCTGCTAGATACGCTAATAGTATTCTCCGCAACTTTGGATTGATAGCATAATGGCATCTCCTAAACCAGTAATTGCACCTAAGCCAGCAGCCCCTAATATACCTGCAGTTATTGCTAAACCTACTGCTCCTAAATCATCTGGTGGTTACAGTGGTATTCCTGCTGTAATTGCTAAACCTGCTGCACCTATATCTTCGCAAACTTTAAATCTTTATGGCACTCCAGCATCTGGTGGTTACAGTGGTATTCCTTTCACCCCCGCAAAACCAGCAACAAATAAAACGCCAGCAGTTGGAAAAATAACTGGTCCCACAAATACATTCATTCCTGGATATACACCACCAACAGTAGTTGTTGATGTGGTTACGGGGGGAGAAGAAGATACAACTCCTAAAGAAGATGCAGGTCTTGCTTATCAAAAGATGCAGGATGAGAAAGCCAGAAGAAATGCTTTTGCTCTTCTTAAAGATGTCTTTACTCAGTATGGTTTAGGTGAGTTAGCGGCAACACTTGAGACTTTAATGAAGGAAGGTTATGAACCAGAAGAGGCAGCCCTTGCTTTAAAGACTGATGTTAGATATAACGCACCATATATTAAAAGATTTAGAGGAAATGAATTAAGACGTTCTGCTGGATTAAATGTATTAAGTGAAGCGGAATATCTAGCACTAGAGGATGACTACACAAAGACTCTTAAATCATATGGTCTTGAGAATTACTTTGGTGTAGATAGAAGTCTTAAGCAGACAGCAATGGCTGATGTTATTGGTGCTGATATATCTGCTCTTGAATTTACTGACAGAGTATCTACTGCGGTAGATAGAGTTAAGATGGCTGACTCAGGAACTAAAAGTGCATTCCAACAATTTTATGGTATTGGTGAAGCAGACCTTGTTAACTATTTCTTAGACCCTAAGAAGGCTTTAGTAAATCTTAAACAAAAAGCAACTGCTGCTGAAATTGGTGGTGCTGCAATAGGACAAGGACTATCTGCTACTTCTACAACTGCTGAAGACCTTGCTGCTTATGGTATCAATAGAGAGCAAGCACAATTAGGTTACAGTCAAATTGGTGAAGAGTTACCTACCGCTGGAAGTTTAGGTAGAATTTATAGTGAATCAGGTATTACTTATAATCAAGCCGATGCTGAGTCTGCAACATTTAAAGGCTTAGCCTCTGCTAAGCGTAAGAAAGAACAATTAAAGCAACTAGAAGAAGGTCAATTCTCTGGTAGTGCAGGTACTTCTTTGGGTGCTGGTGCTTTATCTACACAATATTTACGTAAAGGTTCTTCTTCAGGACAGTTCTAAAATAGATTCCTATGTGAATCCATCGGCCTCACATAGCGTACTAGACCGATAGCAAGAGCCAGACCAATTCCCCGATTGGAAACTGTGGCTTGCGACTACAACGAATAGAAGGGTGGGTTGCTATGAGCAACAACTACTGGGAAGACGAAGACGAAGACCAAGATAACGATATACCTCTGCAAGGTGATGATTTAGTTAAGAAACTAAGGAAAGCCAAACGTGCAGATGAGAAACGTATCAAGGAACTTACTGAGCAACTTGAGGGATTATCCAAGTCGCAGCGTGAGCGTATAGTCAAAGATGTCCTAGACAAGAAGGGTGTCAATCCAAAGGCACAACGTTTAATCCTTAAAGACTTAGAAGACGTTAACGAAGAGTCAGTTAATAACTGGCTTGATGATAATGGAGATTTGTTTGGATTAACTAAGCCAGAGGAAACCCAAGAACAACAACTTAATCGTGCAGCCCTAAGGCAGCAAGATGTAGTTGCACAACTTGGTATGAACCCTGACAAGGCTGAGGATTTATTGAATAGAGTTATGAACGCGGCTAACGCAGAAGAACTTACTCAATTGATTCAAGGCAATTAATATCCATAGTAATTCTTAATCACCTTGGAGGTGAAAAATGGCTAATGCCTATTCAAGTACAGGCTCAAGCACCCTCGGCGGAACCGCTGGTGGCGCAGGTCTAGTACAGACAGCGTATGACCGACTGTTAGAATTCGCGTTGCGTTCAGAACCCCTTATTCGTAGTGTCGCTGACAAGCGTCCTGCAAAGCAGGCAATTCCTGGCTCAACCGTAGTTCTACAATTATACGCAGATTTAGCAGCGCAATCAACAGCGCTGACCGAAGCAACAGAGCGTGACTCTGTAGCACTAGGTACCCCAACATCAGTTACTGTAACTCTTGCAGAGTACGGTAACTCAGTATTAGTAACACGTGCTTTGGAACTATTCAGCCTTGCTGATGTAGACCCAGCAGTTGCTAATATCATTGCATTCAACCTTGCAGATTCCATTGATGGAGTTGCGATGACTGAACTACGTGGCGGAACTAACGTAATTTACGCTGGTTCAACTGCAACATCTACTGCAACTATTACAGCAGCAGCAACTATCTCTTCAGCCAACATCCGTAAGGCTGTTGCTAAGTTACGTGCTGGTAAGTCTGTAGCCCGTAAGGGTTCTCTATACTGGGCTGGAATTCACCCAGAGGTTTCACACGACCTTCGTGCTGAGACTGGTTCAGCAGGATGGTTACTTCCTAACCAATACGGCTCTGCACAAGACCGTATTTGGGCAGGAGAAATCGGTACCTATGAAGGTGCTTATTTCGTAGAGTCTGCTCGTTTGTATAACACTACAGACGGTGCATCATCTGCACGTAACTACCGTACAATTATTGCTGGTCAGCAAGCGATGGCAGAAGCCGTTGCTGAAGAGCCACATGTAGTTATCGGTCCAGTTATTGACCACTTAATGCGTTTCCGCCCAATGGGCTGGTACGGCGTTCTTGGCTTCAAGCGTTATCGCGAAGCAGCCTTGTATCGTATTGAGTCTGGTTCATCAATCGCATCTTAATTGATTGACGGTAGGGCTAGGGGAAACTCTAGCCTTACAGTAAATTCATTAGAGGAGAATAATGGCAACGTATACATTTCTTACCCCAACCCTTCAACAAGGGTTAATAGGTAACCACAGACTGTTCCAATTTTTTGCTCAAAGAACTAAAGGTTATACAGTAATAAATAATGGTGGGGTGTATTCATTAACTCAGTATCCAGCACAAGATGATTTAGAAACTTATACTGCCTACTATA